AGGAGTAATCGGAGTAGGAGGCCTTGTGTTGGCAAGGATATCTGAAGAACTCGCACAGTCTCGCGAAGAGTATTTTAGAAAAATGACTCAAGATAGAGACGAAGCATTAGACAACGACGTTCTAAAGGACCAGCACCCAGGAGTGCCAATCAATCAAGATAGGCAGTCTCGTGTAACCTTTGGTGGCTCAAAGAAATAATCTTTGATCTGCTGATTTAACAACTAACCTTTAAGGAGGATAAAACTATGGCAAATTTAGATGCCCCTATGGGTTTTAATCCTGTTGGAAAAATCGGTAGTGGACCATCTCAAAAAGCCGGCGAATATAAAGTCACAAATGACGCTATATTCCAAGGTGACGCAGTACAAATCGCTGGTAACAGTGGTGTACTAACTCAAGCAGGCGTTGGCACAACTAACGTAGGCGTTTTTTGGGGATGTAACTTCGACGATTCTACGGGTAAACCCGTTTTCACTAACCAATCTGCTGCTGGCCAAGCTAGTACAGCTTTCGTTTATGATGACCCTTATCAAGTTTTCGAACTACAAGGAATATCTGGAACGAACTCTGCACAAACAGATATCGGAAGAAAAGCTGATATCGCGGTAGGCACAGGTAATACAACAACCGGGATTTCAGGAATGGAACTCGATACAGCGACTTTCGGTACAGGAGCAGACATAAATTGTACTGTTATAGGTTTTTCAGGAAACCCTAACAGAAACGCTCTTGGCGAAGCACATACGTTGTACGAAGTTCTAATTAATGAACATCTTTACAAATAATAGCAGGAGGATTTAAAAAATGGCTATATCAAGACAACAACTAGCAAAAGAGCTAGAGCCAGGTCTAAATGCTTTATTTGGACTTGAGTACAAAAACTACGAAAATCAACACACGGAGATTTTCGACACTGAAAACAGTGACAGAGCTTTTGAAGAAGAAGTAATGTTATCTGGTTTCGAGAACGCTTCTGTTAAATCAGAAGGTGCTGCAGTTGTGTATGACAACGCTCAAGAGACTTTCACTGCAAGGTATCAACATGAAACTATTGCGTTAGCGTTTGCTCTAACGGAAGAGAACATTGAGGATAACCTGTATGACAAAATCTCTACGCGATACACAAAAGCACTGGCTCGTTCTATGGCAAACACTAAGCAAGTTAAAGCTGCAAACGTATTAAACAATGCGTTTAACAATGCTTTTGCTGGTGGTGATGGAGTTGCACTATGTTCAGATGCACATCCAATCATAGCTGGTACGTTTAAAAACGAACCAACTACTGCTGCAGACTTGTCAGAAACATCTTTAGAGCAAGCAATGATTGACATTGCTGCAATGACAGATGAGCGTGGCTTAAAAATTGCTGCTAGAGGAATGAAAATGATCATTCACCCTAACCAGCAGTTCGTAGCAGAAAGACTTATGAAGTCTGGTCAAAGACCTGGTACTGCGGACAACGATGTTAACGCAATGAAATCTATGGGAATGGTTCCTCAAGGTTTCGTAGTGAACAACTTCTTGTCTGATACAGAATCATTCTTTATTAAGACTGACGTTCCTAACGGACTAAAACACATGGTTCGTGCGCCAATTAAAACGGCTATGGAAGGTGACTTCGAAACTGGAAACGTAAGATACAAAGCTAGAGAAAGATACAGCTTCGGTTGGTCTGACCCTAGAGGAATCTACGGAAACCCAGGTGCTTAATCACTAAGATTAAGACTCGTATTAAGGGGCCTTCGGGCCCCTTTTTATTTGCACATTTATATTTAAAAGCGTATAATCCAACAACTGCGATTTAAATTAGTTAGTACAGACGCTAGCAGTCGAAAACTCTCAATACTGTATTAACGGAAATGGAGAAACATATCATGGCAACTACAACTTTTACAGGGATCGTAAGATCTAACGGTAACGGCAAAAAAACAACTTATGCTGGTTCTATGCAAATGGTAGCTCAGTTCTATGTACCTGCAACTAATGCAGCGGCTGGAACAGACGCTCAAGTATCTGCAACAGACACTAGACAAGTTCAACTACCAAAAGGTGCAATCATTGATTCACTTAGCTTTGCGGGAGCAGCAGCGGCTGGTGGTAAACTAGATGTTGGTTATGCAGACCTAGTGTCAGGCGTAGCTTTTGTTGATACTGATGGTTTTGCTGACAACTTAGCAGCAGATGCTACACAAGGTAATATTCAACCGGGTGCAGCTACAGACGGTAATGCTCTTGGGATATTAGAAATGACCCAAGATGTTAAAATCGTCGCTGGTGTTGCAGCAGCTGGTACAGCTGGTACTTTAAGCGGAACTATTTTTTACCATATGGTAGATAATGGTGAGCAATCAAACTCAGGTACTGACGGCTTAACAGCGTAACTTAAAAATAAATTAGGGGCCTTCGGGCCCCTAAGTATAGGAGAAAATATTATGGGCGGAGGATCATTTACATCTGATCAAGTCGTAAAACACGCAGCAGCGACTGGTACTTTATATACCGGACGTTCTAGAGTCACATCTATTACTTGTGCAGGTATTGCTAATAGTACCCTTACACTTAGAGACGGTGGTGGATCAGGAACAGTAATAGCTGTATATAAATTTGGAACAGAAGGACTAAGTGTTTTTGTACCAGGTAGTGGAATTTTATTTAAGACAGATGTTCACGCAACAATTACAGCTAATGCTAATGCAGGGGTTACTGTTACATTAACAACGTAAGGGAGATATAAATGGCGACATCAGGAACTAATGTTTTTGAGAAAACGCTTTATATCGACGAAGTTATCGAAGAAGCTTATGAGCGAATCGGTATGGTCAATGTAAGCGGTTATCAAGCGAAATCAGCAAGACGTTCATTGGACATTATGTTCCAAGAATGGGCTAATAGAGGTTTGCACTATTGGGAAATAGCAAACACTTTAATTAATCTTGTTCAAGGACAATCAGCTTATGTTTTCTACAGGGCATCAAGTGATGGAACGTCTTCTCCTGTATTAAACCCTGATAACTCTACTACTTTATACGGCGTAGACGACATACTAGAATCTGCATACAGACGAAACAATGGCACAACAAGTCAAGCTGATTCTGCTTTGACTAAGATATCTCGATCAACTTACAACGGGTTATCTGCTAAACTAAATCAATCAACACCTTCACAGTATTACGTACAAAGATTTACTGACAATGTAACTTTTAATGTTTACCCAACACCAGATGCAACTGCAGCTAATAATTATATTTTTATGTATTACGTAAAACGTATTCAAGACGCTGGCAACTATAGCAACGTAACTGATGTACCTTATCGTTTTGTACCTTGTATGATTGCAGGACTTGCATACTACTTGTCACAAAAATACAAAGTAGAATATATCCAAAACTTAAAACTTATTTACGAAGATGAATTAAATAGAGCTTTAACAGAAGATGGTTCGTCTTCATCAACTTATTTAACACCGCAGGCGTATTACCCAAATGTCTAATTTTGCACGTGGAAAAAAATCTTTAGCTATCTCAGATCGAAGTGGTCTGGCCTTTCCGTACAGAGAAATGATGTACGAATGGAATGGTTCTTTTGTACATAAAAGTGAATGGGAAGCAAAACATCCGCAATTAGTTGTTAGAAGATTAGTTGGTGACTTAGAAGGTCTAAGAGATGCTAGACCTGCTCGTACAGAACCTGTAGTAGCAACTATGTTAAACGTTAATCCTTTTGTTTCTAAAACTGCAGGTGATCAAAATATTTACATACACGAACCAGATCATAACTTAAGTGTTAATGACATTGTTCGTTTTAGAGGTGTATCAGAAGCATTTAATTCACAAGCCCCAAGTACATCTTGGTTGACTGTTTCAGCTTTACAGACAGCTGTTGGTTTTACAGTTACTGCTGTAACAGATGCAAACAATTACATAATCAACCCAGCGTTTGATGCGGAAACATTTCTTGCTGCAAATTGTGTACCAGGAACTACTACACTATATATTGATATGGATGGTGTTCTAACAAACTATTATCAAGCTATTGCTGCTTTTAATAATTTAACAACTTGGTTTTCTATGACCGCTGAAATGCAAACAGCAACAATAACAGCACAAGCTGCAAACTTTTTTACCAACTTAACTAAACTAGCAAGAGCAGATTCTTTGATAGCAAAAGCCATTGCTGAGAATGGATCTTACACAATACTAACTACAGACACAGGTAATGCATCGTTGAATACGCAAAAAACAAACTGGGTTAACGCTAATTTTTCTGGTGCGCTAGCACCAACTGCTATAATATTTGCAACTAATTTTAACAAGGCTCCTTATGGTGGAGCTAATAAAATACTAGTTGACGACACACAACTTTACGTAGATCAGTTTTCAGGAGCTGGTGGATTAACATATAAATACTGGCAAAGTCCTGGACCTATGTCAGCTGGGGGTGGACTTGTATCAGCAGGTCCTGTAACATTGTCACCATGACCTACGCAGAAATGATTAAAAATATATTATCTTGGACAGAAACGGATAGTGCTATCTGGACCAATGCAACTACTAATGATTTATTAGACGAACTAATAAGAATGGTTGAGTTTAGAATATTTAGAGACATAGAAATACCAGCAGACCTTGCTTATGAAACAGCAACGGTAGCGGCACCATCAGCAGCACCGGCAAATCAAGCTAACCCATTAGTAGCCATGCCAGGAGCAAATCTGACAGATTTTTCTAGTATTAGATACGCTCAAATATATACAGAAACTAATAATATTCCTAACGAGCGACATTTCATGACAAGAAAAGATTTATCTTTTCTTATAGAATATTGGCCTAATCGTACGACTCCTGCGGCTACAGGAATCATACCAAAATACTTTGCGGTTTGGGACCAACAAACAATATATATTGCGCCTTCACAAAATCAGGCGTATAAGGTAGAATTGGCTTTGGTTAAAAAGCCAACAAGTTTGGTAGACATGAAATCAACGTCTCCAAACACAACGTGGTTAAGTGTAAATGCTCCACGCGCTTTTTTATTTGCATGTCTTTCCGATGCATTTAAATTCTTAAAAGGCCCTGCAGAAATGTTGCAACTCTACGAACAGTCATATCAATTGGCTTTACAAGGATTAGCAACAGAACAACTAGGTAAGAAAAAACGTGACGAATACAGGGATGGCGAACTAAGGGTACCCGTTCCTTCTAATAACCCTTAAGGAGAAAAATTATGGCAATATCACAAGCAGTATGCAATGTATTTAAACAAGAACTGTTAAAAGGTAATCATGACTTTGACGGTGGCGCTACATACAAAATATCGTTATATACTTCTTCTGCAACTTTAGGCGCGACGACAGCAAACTATGCAGCGACAGCATCAGACAACCAAGTAGCAAATGGAAATGGCTACACAACAGCGGGAAATGCTTTACAAAACCCTGCAGTTGTTGGTGGTTCTTCTAGCTCAACTGCGTACGCTGACTTTGATAATATATCTTGGCCAAATGCAAGCTTCTCGGCTGCAGGTGGTTTGATGTATCGTTCAGACGGTCCTGCTCCTACAAATGATGCAGTAGCAGTATTGAGTTTTGGTGGAACGTTCACAGCGACTAATGGTACTTTTACAATTCAATTCCCAACTGCGGGTGGTGGTTCTGAGATTCTAAGACTGTCGTAAGGAGCAAATCTAAATGGCATTTGTTCTTAATGATCGGGTTAAAGAAACCAGCACGACTACAGGCACAGGAGCAATTGCTCTCGGGGGAGCTGTAGCTGGCTTTGAAACGTTTGGTTCAGGTATAGGTAATAATAATGTTACTTATTATGCTATCTTTCACACAACCTTAGGTGAGTTCGAAGTTGGTGTTGGTACGCTTGATGGATCAAGTGCTAACCTAACACGAACATCTGTACTATCGTCATCTAACAGTGACAACGCTGTTAACTTCTCCGCTGGAACCAAACAAATATTCTGTACACAGCCCGCTTCAAGGGCCGTGTTTAAAGACAATTCTGACACCGTAGCGTTATCATCAGGCGTTAGTGCTACCGGCAACAATGTCGCCGTAGCGGGGACCGTGGATGGTCGTGACGTAAGTGCTGATGGTACTAAACTAGATACCGTTGAAACAAATGCTGATGTTACCGATGCAACTAATGTAACAGCTGCGGGCGCGTTAATGCGAGCTGGCGGCACGATGACTGGTGATTTAATACTTAGTGATGATGTTAAAATAGAAATAGGAGATGCTACAGGCGGTGATTTTCAAATTTATCATTCGTCTGCAGACAATAATTCTTTTATAGATGAAAATGGTGCTGGAAATTTATTTGTTCGTGGAAACGACGTTATTCTTGGAAAATATACTGGCGAAACATTTGTAGATTGTAACGTAGATGGTGCTGTAGAATTATATCACGATAATGTAAAAAAATTCGAAACTTCTGCGACAGGGGCAACCCTGACCGGAGTCTTAGTTGGTGACGCTGTTTCAGGTAATCCAGTTACTACTTCTATTGCTAGTGATGATCTATTAGCAGTTTACGACACATCAGGATCAGCTATTAAAAAAGCAACTATTGCTAATGTCGCGGCACAAGGACCAGCAGGTCCAACTGGCGGTACAGGCCCGACAGGTCCTACAGGTAATACAGGGCCAACGGGACCAACAGGTCCAGCGGGGCCAGGTGGTGATACTGGTCCGACAGGTCCAGCGGGTGGCACAGGCCCGACAGGTCCAACAGGTCCAGCGGGTGGTACAGGTCCAGCGGGTGCAGCCGCAGGTTTTGGAACTCCTACTGCAAGCACGGGTCCTATTGGTGTTAGTGCTAGTGGTCCTAACACAGCTAAAGTTTTTGCGTTTACTATTCCAGCAGGTCCAACAGGCCCTACAGGCCCTACAGGTCCAGCGGGTGGTACAGGTCCAAGTGGACCAGCGGGTGGTACAGGCCCAGAAGGTCCAGACGGACCAACAGGTCCAGCAGGTGGTACAGGTCCAGCAGGTGGTCCAGGTCCAACGGGACCAACAGGTCCAGCGGGACCAACAGGTCCAAGCGGTGGTACAGGTCCTACAGGTCCAACGGGACCAACAGGTCCAACAGGTGGCTTTACAACAAACTCAAATGCACAAATAAATAGTTTAGGTGTAAATACAGGAGCATCAGGAACCGCTGGTGAAATACGAGCGACCAATAATATTACAGCTTATTATTCCGACTCGCGTCTAAAAGATTTTGAAGGACCGATTGAGTCTGCACTAGATAAAGTAAAAGCTTTGACAGGTTACTATTTTAAAGAAAATGAATTAGCAAAACAATTTGGATATGATAATGACAAACGTCAAGTAGGTGTTAGTGCTCAAGAAGTAGAAAACGTTTTACCTGAAGTAGTTACTGAAGCACCATTCAATTCTGAATATAAAAGTGTTTGGTATGAAAAACTTGTCCCTCTATTGATAGAAGCAATTAAAGAATTAGACGACAAGAAAAAGGATAAATAATGGATAATTCATTAGCCAGTTTTGCGGGACAGGCCTTTGCTAGTTCTCCAGTAAAACCTGATGCAGAGGTATCAGTATCTGGTGTTAGTCTTACTATTGGTGGACCAGATTATTCTGTAGAAAATTTACACAATGTACCGACACAATCAATTACATTAGCATTAGGTCAAGTTTCTTTAGAGATGATAGCACTACCTTCTGGTTTAAATGTACCTGCAGTTCTTGGTAATGAAACTGTTAACGCTGATTCTAATTTAGTACAATCAGGTGT